CACCTCAAGGTAACCCAGGTGGTCAAGGACAATATGGTTCCAACCAACCAGGTTCAGGTGGTGGCGGTGGTGCTACGGCAGCAGGTGCTTCATCTTCAGGTTCAGGTAATGGTGGTGATGGTGGTGCAGGTGCAACAACTCACATCACAGGTTCACCAGTTGCATATGCTGGAGGTGGTGGCGGCGGTGCTGCTGCAGGTCATGGCATACCAGGTAATGATGTAGGAACTGGCGGTACTGGTGGTGGCATGGGTGGCTTGCTAAGCGGTCAAGCTTACGCACAACAAATAGCGGGCGGTATGCCTTTTGAACAAGTAGTAGCACCTGGTATGAGTTTCTCTCCAGATCAACCTATGGGTTATATTGCAGAAGGAGCTACACCTTTTCAACCAAGACCTATTATTAGCCAACCAGTAACAGAATCACCAGCTTTCTTCCCAAGCGTACAAGACCCTTCTGTTGGAATGACGGGAGCAAACTTGGGTTTGCCAATGGGCGAAGGAACACCAATGCCAGCTGGGGTTACTTTTGATCCTGAATCTATAAGACAAATACCAGCACCATCGGTTATGGGAAGTCCATTGCCTGTTGATGTAGATGTAGATAAGTTGTTAGAAGATATTGATGTAGAGCAAGTTATAGAAAACTTACCTACACCAGCACCACAACCAATATTAGCTCCAGTATTGCCTGAGATTATTCCAGAAACACAACCAATATTAGCTCCAGTATTGCCTGAGATTATTCCAGAAACACAACCTGTTATGCCTTCTATACCTGTAACACCTCCTGTGTTAGAAGCACCTACACCCATAGTAGACGTGCCAATAAATTTAGGCTTACCGATGATTGAAGACATGGCTTCAACAACAATTCCTGAAATACCTTTTGTATTACCTCAAATACCGAAGACAAAAGAAATACCGATATTACCTGTAATCGATACTACTGTAACGCCACAACCTATGGTTAATTTAGGAATGACTCCTAATAATCCAGTTCTAAATATTGATAACATTGTTTCACCCATAAGACAAGGAAGTCCAAGAGCACTACTAGGAACACTCTAATGCCTACACATAAAGAAGTCGTAAAAGCAGCTGAAGCTGAAAGAATACTTGAGTCTGATGTTTTTAAAGAAGCTATGCAATCTTTAAAAGATGAGTATATGCAAGCTTGGTTAAACTCAAAAAACCCAGATGATATTTCTACAAGAGAAAGTTTACACAGGTCTATATTACTAATACCTGAAGTAGAAAAGCATCTGCGTATCATTGCAGAGAAAGGAAAACTCACTAGAGCAAATATAAATAAAGTCCGTAACATCGGTTAGGGCTTTCCTTTTTCCCGAAAATTCATATAAAATACTTATAAATACATATAAGGAGTATTTATATATGAGCAATAACGGAAAACCGACTGCTTTACAAACAGATGGAGAATTAGCTACTTCCGCTTTCGAGAGTTTTTTAACTCCTCAAGAGGAAAAAGTTGTAGAAGCAGAAGAAACAGAAGTAGAGGTTATCGAAGAAGAAGCGCTCCCTGAAGAAGCTGAACTTGAATTAGATGAAGCTGAAGACGAAGAAGACTTTGAATACGATGACGAAATTGATGACGAAGAACAATTAGAGGTTGAAGAAGAACAAGAGCAACCCACTTTATACACCATCCGAGTTGATGGCGAAGAAGTAGAGGTCACGCTTGAGGAACTCCAAAACGGATATTCACGTCAGCAAGATTACACTCGCAAAACTCAAGAGCTGTCTCAACAAAGAAAAACTATTGAGCAACAGCAGAAAGAGTTAGCGGAAAGAGATGCTATTTATGCACAGCTGTTACCGAAGATGGAAGCCCAAATATCGGGCGAATTGGCAAACGAGCCAGATTGGACACAGTTGTATGAAGATGATCCCGTGGGTTATGTTCGTGAAAAGCAACTCTGGGATGATAGAAAAGAGAAACTAGCTGCTGCTCAAGCTGAACAACAAAGACTTCAACAAGAAGCATTTGACAAACAGCAACAGCAATACGCACAGATGGTGCAAGAAGGTCAGCAAAGACTCTTGGAGATCATACCAGAATGGCAAAATCCTGAGACAGCGCAACAGGAAAAGCTAGCAATTCGTGAATATGGCATTAACGTCTTGGGGTATTCACCACAAGAGATGGACTCTGTATACGACTACCGAGCATTACTTGGTTTAAGAAATGCGTGGCTTAACAGTAAAACTGTTGAGGCTGTAAAGAAAAAACCAACGCAGAAAGCGAAAGCTCGTGTTGCAAGACCTGGTACAACGAACCGACCAAAATCAGTAACTCCTGTCAAAAAAGCAAAACAACGCTTGGCTAAAACTGGAAAAACAACAGATGCAGCCAAAGTTTTTGAACAAATGTTAAAGTAATTTAAAGGAATATATTATGGCTAAAGTAACTAATGCTTTTGACACATATACGGCCACTGCTGATAGAGAAGATTTAAGTAATATCATTTACAACATCTCTCCGATGCAAACTCCGTTTATGTCCTCAATCGGAACAAGAAACGTAAAAAACGTAGTTTTTGATTGGCAAACTGAATCTCTACCAACACCTAGTGCTAGTGGAGAATTAGAAGGGTTTGAACTTTCTAGGGCAGCATCAACTGCTACTACAAGGGCAAGCAACGTATGTATGATTTCAAAAAGAGATGCAACTGTAACAGGCTCGCAAGAGGCTTCAGATGCAGCTGGTAAGAGATCAGAAATGGCACACCAGTTAGCTATTATGGCTAAAGCATTAAAAAGAGACATGGAAGAAGCTCTATGTCAAAAAGGTGCTAAAACAACTGGTAACGCTTCAACAGCTAGGGTAACTGGTGGTTTCGAATCTTGGATCACAACTAACGATTCAAGAGGAACTTCAGGTGCTTCAACTGGTGGCGGAGCTGCTCCAACAGACGGAACTCAAAGAGCACTTACAGAAACACTTCTGAAAGACGTTCTTGAGCTTATGTTTGCTAGTGGTGCTGAACCAAATCTAGCTATAGCTGGCCCTCACAACAAGCAAGTGATTTCTGGTTTTACTGGAAGATCACAAGCTAGGCAAATGATCGATGCTAATACTGTAGAAGCATCTGTATCTATCTACTCATCTGACTTTGGTGAACTAAGAATCGTTCCATCAAACAGATCAAGAGATAGATCACTTCTATTAGTTGATCCTGAGTTTGCTAAAGTTTCTTACTTAAGAAACTTTGAGACAGTTGATATAGCAACTATCGGTGATGCTGATACTAAGATGATTGTAGTTGAGTACGGACTAGAAGTGAGCAATGAAGCTGCTCACGGTATAGTTGCCGACTTAAGCACATCTTAATAGCTTAAATGGAAGGGGCTAGGACTTTGGTTTTAGCCCCTCCTTTTTTTTATAATTAGTGTTAAAATTTAGTAGCTATGGCTAAAAGAACCCTAATTGACAGTAAGATTAATTATTCACACGAATTTGCAACCGAAGACAATAAGGTTGTTTATCACACTGCACAAAATGTCGCTCCTGTTATAGAGCATTGCAAGGCTTTATCAGAAAACAAACCAGGTAAAGATTTTCGCCACGTTGCAGAAGTGCCTATGGTAATATACCAAAAGGCTTTACGAGAAGGTTGGGCACAAGACAACAAGAAATGGAAACAATGGCTCAACAATCCAGACAACAAATTATTTAGAACATGGGGCGGTAAGGTATGACGTATGCAGAATTAAAAACAAACATAGCAAGTTATCTAAATAGATCAGACTTAACATCTGATATAGATATGTTTATAGATAACACAGAAGCAGAACTTAATCGTAGGTTAAGAACCAAAGATATGATTAAAAGAGCAACTGCTACTGCTGACTCACAATACTTAGCTGTACCGTCTGATTGGATGGAAGCTATAAACGTAGAAATAACATCTAATAACTTTAGACCTTTATTCCAACAGTCTATTGAATCACTAGATGTTTACAGACAAGCAAATAACAACGTAGCGGGAGAGCCAATTTATTTTGCAATCGTTGACGATTCTATTGAACTTGCCCCTACTCCAGACACAAGTTATACATTACAATTAACATACTATGGATCGATTGATGCACTCAGCGATTCTAATACAACGAACTTTGTGTCTACAGGACATCCAGACGTTTATTTATATGGAGCTTTAAAACACGCATCAATCTTTTTAATGGAAGATGAGCGAGTGCCATTATTTACTGCTCAGTTTGAAAAAGCATTAGAAGAAATGCGACTTGAACAAGAAAGAGCTGAGTTTGGTAAAGGTTCTTTGTTACAAAGAAGAAGAACTTATGGCAAAGCTAAGAAAAACATTTATTATTGGAATAATAATTAGGAGTAATTATGGCTGGATTTAGTGATTATTTAGAAGACAAAGTATTAGATCATGTGTTTGGTGGAACTTCTTATACAGCACCAGGAACATTGTATGTTGCTTTGTATACAGTAGCACCTACCGATACTGGTGGTGGTACTGAAGTAAGTGGTGGTGCATACGCAAGACAAACTGCTACTTTTAACGTATCTGGTACTGACCCAACAACTGCGACAAACGCTGCTGCTGTTGAATATCCTACAGCTACAGCTAACTATGGAACTGTAGTTGCAGTTGGTATTTTAGATGCTTCTTCAAGCGGTAACTTACTTGCATACGCAAACTTAACCGCTTCTAAGACTGTATCTTCAGGTGACGTATTCAGATTTGATGCTGGCGACTTAGATATTACGTTAGCATAAAACCATGGCCTCAGTAGGCTACGGATATGGCAAATACGGGAAGGCTGATTATGGCACTCCCGTTTATCACTTTGGCGTAGCTGCAATAGCACAAACGTCTTCAGCAACCGCTGTAGGTCGTTTTGTTATTACGGGTGCTGCCACACCAGCTGGCACTTCAGGATTCACCGCAACAGGTAGGTTCGTCATTACGGGCGCATCTACAATCGCTGCAACTTCAGGATTTACCGCAGAAAGCTCACTTATACATGATGGTGTAGCTACGATTGCTGCTACTAGCAGCATGACTGCTGTTGGTATACAAATAGATTTAGGAGCTTCCACAATATCGGCAAGCTCTGGAATGACAGCCACAGGAACACAAATAGATCGTGGTGTGGTGTTAGGCCCCGCTATTTCCAACATGACTGCTACAGGTAGATTTACGGTATCTGGTGCAGCTACAAGTGCTGGAGTATCAGGATTTACTGCGGTTGGACATCAAATAGACAGAGGTTCTTCTGCCATAGCACAAAGCAGTAGTTTTTCTGCTATTGGTGGGCTAAAATGGTCTGAGCAAACAGTTCAGGCTGATACATGGACAGATCAGACGGTTACGACAACATGGACTAACCAGTCTAATCCTTCTACAACTTGGACTACATTAAGCAAAGATGAAGCAGCTTAAAGGAAAAGAATTATGGCAGATACATTTACTACTAATTTAAACTTAACTAAACCAGAAGTCGGAGCATCGACAGATACTTGGGGAACAAAAATTAATGCTGACCTGGATTCAGTTGACGCAATATTTAGTTCTACTGGTACATCAGTAGCAATCAACTTAGACGGAGCTGTTATTGACAGTTCTGTTATTGGTGGCACTACTGCTGCTGCTGGATCGTTTACAACGCTAACAGCAACTACAGTTAATGGTATAAGCAGTAAGACTTTTGGCACAAGCTCCATAATGATTGGAGACACAACCACAGGAACTATAGATGCTGCTAACTATAATGTTGGTTTAGGTGTCGATGTCTTTGCAGCTTTAACTACTGGTGATCATAACGCAGTTATAGGTTGGGCTGCGGGATATTCATTAACTACAGGTGAGTATAATACTGCTGTAGGCTCTAGTGCTTTATATTCAAATACAACAGGAATAGACAATACTGCGTCAGGCTATAGAGCTTTGGTTTTCAATACTACAGGTTCAAATAATGTAGCTATCGGTGCAGATGCCTTAACAGCCAACACTACTGGATCAGCTAACACAGCAGTTGGTAAAGATGCACTTCTTGATCATACAACAGGAAACTACAATACAGCTTTAGGGTATTCTTCTTTATATGAAAGCACTACAGGTGGGAGTAATGTTGCTGTTGGAGCAAGTGCTTTACAAAACAATACTACAGCATCTCAAAATTCAGCAGTTGGTGCATCTGCTTTACTAGCTAACACTACAGGTGCTAATAACACAGCAGTTGGTACATCTTCAATGACTGCGAATACTACAGGAGACAATAATACTGCGGTAGGTGTTGCAGCAATGGGTTCTAATACCACAGGACACTCAAACGTAGCGATCGGGCAAGCAGCACTAGATGCTTGTACGACAGGTATCAGAAATACTGCTATAGGTAAAGATGCTCTTACGGAATGTACTACAGGCGGAACAAATGTTGCTATAGGTACTTTTGCTTTAAATAATAATACAACAGCGGGTGATAATACTGCTGTTGGCTATCATAGTTTAGTAACAAACACTACTGGTACAGCTAATGTTGCTATAGGCCCTTACGCTTTAGACGCAAACACAACAGCAGATTATAATATAGCTATAGGGTATGCTGCTTTATCAAATTCTACAACAGGTGCTAACAATACTTCTGTTGGACATCAATCTTTAGGCTCTAACACTACAGGCTACAGTAATACAGCAGTTGGTCTAAATGCGTTAGATGCAAATACTACTGGTGCTGTTAATACTGCTGTTGGAGTTGGAGCATTAGGTGCAAACACTACAGCACTTAATAATACGGCAGTTGGTTTTGAAGCTTTAGTAGCAAACACTACAGGAACACAAAATACAGCAGTTGGTAAGAGTGCAGCAGATGCACTTACTACAGGTAGTTACAACACAGTTGTGGGTGTAAATGCTTTAGGAATAAATACAACTGGCGATCAAAATGTTGCAGTCGGTCAAGGTGCTTTGGGTGGTGCTACTACAGGATACTTACACGTAGGAGTAGGAGATAGTGCGGGTGCATCTATAACAACAGGCTATGGTAATGTAGTGGTGGGGCAGAACGGAGCACAAGGTTGTACTACAGCAGACCGACAAGTAGCTATAGGTTATCAAACTACTTCACAAAATATTGATGGTTCGATAACTATCGGGGGAAGTGTATCTTCTGCTTCTTCTTCAAGTATATATATAACACTGGGGTATGGTGCTGATAGAACATATATACAACCAGGTGGTTCATCATGGACTGGTACATCAGACTTAAGGTTAAAAGAAAACATTGCAGACCACACTTTAGGATTAAATTTTGTAAATGCTTTAAGACCAGTTACTTATAACTGGAAAAAAGAAAAAGATGTAGACAATTCTTTAGAATATTACAAAGAAGGTTCAAATAAGCGTGTAAATCAAGACACAGAAACAGCAGAGTTAAAACATGGTTTTATAGCACAAGAAGTAAAAGCTTTATTAGATAGTAATAGTTTAGATTCAAAATCTTTTAATCTTTGGATGGAAATGGATGACAGCACACAAGGTTTATCAGAAGGAGAACTTATACCAATTCTAGTTAAGGCTTTGCAGGAAGCTGATAATAAAATAGATGCGTTGACTACTAGAGTTGCCGCATTAGAAAGTTAATTAAACGGAGAATAATATGGCTCAAACAGTAGCAGAATGTTTAACAGCAGCAACAGACAGCGTAACGCTTATCAACGACATTAATACTAATGGTAAGAAATCAGTATATGTTGGTGGTTCAGCAGAAGCTGATACAGATATGTCACAAGCTGATATAAATGCAGTAGTACAACGTAACGTAGACCACTTAGAAACGATACTAGCTTACGAACCTGTAGACTCAGATGATGATACACCAGATGTTGCGGGTTCTAGTGAAGATAAATCATCTTACACTGGTGCAGTAACAACTGGTAAAGCGTATATAGCAGCAAACTAATAAAAGTGAATGGCATTACTTCCTATTACTCCTCCAGCTGGAATCGTCAAGAACGGGACTGATTACGGAAACAAAGGCCGTTGGGTAGACGGGAATTTAGTACGCTTTGAAAATGGCTACCTAAAACCTATAGGTGGCTGGAACAAATTAAGAAACACAGCTTTAACAGGAACACCTATCGGGATGTATGCGTATTCCGATAATGACGGTGATCCTGTATTAGCGGTTGGAACAAGACAAAAAGTCTATGTTCTATACAATAACACTTGGACAGACATAACACCTACTGGTTTTGTTAATGATACCAACAACGACCCATTGGGTTTTGGTGCTTATCAATACGGTCAGGAAGACTATGGTGATGCTAGAAGTCAATCAGGTTTACCATTAAGGATGGGTCATTTTTCTTTTGATAATTGGGGTGAAGATTTAGTTTTTTGTTTTTCAGGCGATGGAAAAATATACAAATGGTCGCCTAATTCACAACCAGGAGGAAGTGCTGATACTATAGCTACAACAGTTACAAATGCGCCTACAGGAAATCAAGCTATCATGGTTACTAACGAAAGGCATTTGGTTGCTATTGGTTCTGCGGATGATCCTAGAAGAATTGCTTGGTCTGATAGAGAAGACAGAACCAACTGGACATCTAAAGCTACTAACTCAGCGGGTGATTTACAAATACCTACAAGCGGTAGAGCGTTATATTCAGTTAAGTTTGGTACTGACACTATTATATTTAGTGATACAGGCATAGCTAGAATGTATTATGTCGGAAACCCTTTTATATACGGTATAGCTGATGCGGGTTCTAACTGTAAAGCAGTAGGCAGAAGAGCTATTATATCTACAGGATCATTTATGGCATGGATGGGTGAGAACTCATTCTTTGTTTACGATGGACAAGTTAGAGAAATACCATGTGAAGTACACGATTACGTGTTTGATAATTTAAACATATCGGGCAGAGCTTCTAGCTGGGGTGGACACAACTCTAACTTCAACGAGATATGGTGGGGATTCCCAAGCGGTGATGGACAATACACACCGAACAAATACGTTATATGGAACTACAGAGAGAATACATGGTCTATAGGATCATTAGATCGTGGTTGTTGGATTGACCAAGGTGTATTTGATTACCCTATAGCTGCCGATTCAAGTGGGTTTATTTACGAACACGAATCTCAATTATTAAACAACTCTCCAAACTTGGGTACATCTGTACCTTTTGCAACAAGTGGCCCTATAGAGATTGGCAATGGCGACAGGTACGTTCAATGCAACCAAATTATCCCAGATGAAGAAGCAAACACCTTACCTGGTGTGACTCTTAGTTTCAAAGGTAGATTTACACCTCTAGGAAGCGAGACTGACTTTGGCAGTTTCACCTTTGAAAGTGATGGTTATACCGATGCAAGGTTCTCAGCACGACAGGTACAAATGACAGTTACAGGAAGTACAACACAAGACTTCCAAGTGGGTAATATAAGGTTAGATGTCAGGAACAGAGGCAGAAGATAATGGACTTATCCTCACAACGACAGTACATACAACGTGCAACGAATATTAAATATTCTTTTGCAGCAACTACACAACAAACTATATATACAGCACCTAGCGGTGGTGATTTTGATTTTACTATTATTAAAAGTTTTTTAGCTTGCGATCATGGTAATCAACAAACAAATTTAGACGTATCAGTAACCGATACCAGTTCTAATGAGTTTTTTATATACAAACAAAAAAATATAGCAGCATACGCTACAGAAGAATTACAAACCAATGCGGGTATAGTTTTGCAACAAGGCGAGATTGTTAAAGCACAGGTTAATCATGCAAACATAGACTTATATTTAAGTATTATTGAATATGCAAAAGGTGACTGATAACGTAGTTGACTTTAAACCCGAATGGGAAATGCAATGGATTCGTTGTAAACCTTACATAGAAGAGGCCTTGAGATATCAAGACTCCTATACAATAGACCATGTAGAAGATAAAATAAGTAATGGATTGTTCCATTTGTGGGCTGGTAAGGAGTCTGCATTGGTAACAGAATTTGTAATATTTCCAAAGCATAAAGTATTAAATTTACTTTTTTGCGGTGGAGACTACAATGAATTAGTAGAAATGCTACCATCTATAGAAGCTTTCGCTAGAGCAGCTGAATGTAAAAGGCTCTACGGAGGCGGAAGAAAAGGATGGTCAAGGAAGTTAAAGCATTTAGGCTTTGAAGAAGAACACATGATAAGAAAAGAATTATGAGTAAAGGCGCAACAACAGCAGAAGCTACAATACCAGAATATCAGAAACAACAGCAACGTAGTCTGTTTGGTGCTGCACAAGCAGTAGCCAATCAACCTTTTGTACCCTACACAGGTGCAAGAGTAGCTGGTTTTAATCCAGATCAACTAAGGCAGTTTCAAGCCACTCGTGGTTTATTTGAGTCAGGTATGGGTTATGATCCTATGGCTGGATTGGCTGGACTTGCGGGTGCTGAAACACCACAAATCGGACAAGTACCATCTTTATTAGAAACAGACATATCTGCTTATCAATCACCTTACACTCAACAAGTTATAGATACTACATTAGGCGATATAAGAAGAGAACAAGACATAGCACAACGTAAAGCACAGGAAGGTGCGATTCGTGCTGGTGCATTTGGTGGATCACGTTCAGCTATTATGGAAGCTGAAGCCACTAGACCTTATGTGGAACAAGCAGCAAGAACCGCAGCTGGCTTAAGAGAAGCTGGATTTGGTCAGGCTTTAGGTGCTGCACAATCAGACATCGCAAGACAGCAAGCCAGAGCGTTTGCACAACCAGAATTAGAACTAAGATCAAGAGCACAAAGAGCTGGATTGCTTGGCGATATAGCGGGTCAACAATACAGTAGGCTTGGTTTATTAGGTCAAATGGGATTACAACAACAAGCTTTACAACAAAGAGGATTGGATGTTCCGTATCAAGAGTTCCAAAGAGCATTGGCTTACGGGCCTCAACAAATTGGCTTGTTGAGTCAAGCAATGTCTCCAACTACTGCTGGTCAAACTACACAAAGAGAAACTGGCGCAGGAGATATATTAGGAACCGCTGCACAACTTATAGGAACTTATATGATGATGCCTGGATCAGATGAAAGAATGAAAGAAGATATTAAGTTTGTTGGCAAAGAAAAAGGACACAACATCTATACATGGAATTGGAAAGATGAAGCCAAACAAATGGGTTGGGATAAATTCCCCACAATCGGTGTTCTTGCTCAAGAAGTAATGAAGTATATGCCTGAAGCGGTCATGGAAGACGAGAACGGATATTACAGAGTTAATTACGGAGTTTTATAAATGGCAAATTTATTAGATATGCAAAAAATATTAGGAGGTATTCAACAACAATATCCTGTAACTCCTCCTACGCAACCGTCTGCACCCACACCCACTGTTGACCCTAAAGCTGGCAGAAATCAAAAATTAGCTATGATGCTGTATGCATTAGGTGGTGCTTTAAAGGGTGATGAAGACTTTGTTGTAAAAACATTACAACTTCAACAGGTGCAAGAAGGCAAAAAGAAAGAGAAAGCTAAAAAAGAAAAATACGATAATTTTATGAAAAAATTACCTGAAGGTAGTTTTAAAGATTTAGCTCAAGCAATGGGGTATGAAAAACTAGATCAACTATTATTAGAAAGGTATAAGGCTGAACAACCTACAACAAAAAAACCAACAAGTTATCAAGAATATGCCTTGACTACTGATAACCCTACAACACAAGGTTATGCAGCATTTTTACAAAGTCAAGAAGAGGCGGGAGCTACAAAAATAGATTATGGACAGAAAGGTTTTCAGGAGCTAGGCCCTAAAAAATATAATGAAAGATACGAAGCATCTCAACAAGCATCTAATTCTTTGACAACTGTTGAAAATTTAACAAATATTTTAGATCAAGGTCTACAAACTGGCTTTGGTGAACAAAGCAAACTAGCTTTAAATAGAGTTGGACAATTTGCATTTGGACAGGATTTTAAACCAATAGAAGTAGCTTCCGCAGAAGCTTTTGCTGCTGGCACAACTCAAATGATATTACCGTTAGTAAAACAGCTTGGTGTTAATCCTACCGATAAGGATTTAGATTTTGTTGTTAAAGGGTCGCCAGAACTTTCGAAATCTGTTGTTGGAAATAGGTTAATGTTAAAAGCTGTAGAATTGTCAGCACGAAGAGCACAGGACGAACACAGGTTTGACAACGAATTTTATGGAAAACCTGAAAATAGAGGAAAAACAGAAGTAGATAGAAACATAGCATTTCAAGCGTATAAACAAACAAGACCAGACTTATATAGTGCTGCTCCTTTAATACAAGAATATAATAACTTTTTAGAATTACAGGGACAAAAAGCTTTAGACGGTGATGATTTTACTAGCACTCAAGGAGCAGACTTACCACCAGGATTATAATGAAAGCTGGCGATATTATAGATACAAAAAAAGGCCCCGCCTTATATCTTGGTGGGGACACTACAGATATAAAAAATTATAAATTTCCTGTATTTACTGAAAAAACTGCCGCTGGTATGCAAGGTTTAACTTTCAGGTTTGCTGACGAATTAACTGGGGCTATAAGAGGCGGTCTTAGCAGCGAAATGACTATAGATCAAGCCATAGACTTAGAAAGAGAAGCTTTTGAAAAATATGGGAAAGAACAGCCATTAGCAGCTATTGCAGCAGAATTGGCTGGTGCTGCTGCTCCAGCTGTAGTAACCCTTGGAGCTTCTGCACCAATATCTGCAACAGGTATAGGAGCTGCTGCATTAAGAGCTGTTCCAGCTGGTGTTGCTTATGGTGCTGGTGCAGCCGAAGGTGATCCGCTTGAAAGGACTCTTCCAGCTATAGGAACTGGTTTAACTTCTGGTGTTTTTGGTGCTGGTATGCAAGTTTTAGCAAGGCCTATTGCAAAAATAGGTTCTGAAATTGCACAAGCTTTTCGTAAACCAGAAAAAGTAGGTCAAAAGAAAGCAAGAGAGTTAGTAGAAGAAGCACTTGAATATGATAAAACTAACATTAATAGCGCAATACAATACATAACAGCAAGGTCTGGTAAAAAATATGCTTTAGCTGATATAGGGCCTAACACAAGAGCATATTTAGATGCGGTTAATGTTTTACCAGGAAAAGGTAAAAAAGAAGCACAAGATTTTCTTAAACTAAGAAATCAAGGTATGTTGACAAGATTAAAAAGCGATTTACAAGATGCTTATGGTGCTCAAGCTTCTTATTTTGATACATATAAAGCAATAGAAGCAGCTAGGAAAGCTAATGGAGATATTCTTTATAAAAAGGCATTTGAAAGAAAAATACCAGCAACAGAAGAATTAACAACCATATTAGAAAAGCCTAGTGCAAGAAACGCTTTTACAAAAGCTTACGAACTTGCAGCCGAAGAAGGGGTAAAACTTCCTAGAATTAATTTAAAAAATGGAAAAATGCTAACTCCAGAAGGAGATGAAGTTAAGGCTATAGATACAAAGCTTTTACATTACATGAAAATGAGTTTGGATGATGGAATTTATACTGGAAGATCGCCTACAAGCGGAATTGGATCAACACAATTAGGTATGCAAAAATCTACCAGAGGAGAGTTTTTAGATTATATGGATAAATATAATCCAATATACAAACAAGCAAGAGATGAGTGGTCAAGTAAAACAGCTGTTTTAGATAAATTGCAATTAGGTAGAAAATATGACGCTTCTAATCAAAATATAGAAGAGTTAGCCGAAGAAATAGCAACCATGTCAAAATCTGAATTAGAAGCTTTCAGAAATGGAGTTTTAAATAATATTGTTGAGAAAATGGAAAAAACAATAATGGCTACAGATGGTAGAGGAGCAAATGTTGCTTACAATTTAATTAAAACACCAAGAAGCAGAAGATTACTTAGATTAACCTTTGATAAAGGCCCGATTGGTCAGAAAAAATTTAATAAATTTATATCTAATTTAGAAGATGAAATACAACTAAAAGACACTTCTAATCTTGTAGTGGGAAATAGTGCCACAGCTGGAAGACAAGAAGCTGTAGGAGCTATAAAAGAATTAATGCAACCTTCAGATATTCAAAATCTTAGCCCTGTAGGTTTAATTTATTCTTTGTTTAAAGCAGACAACCCAGCGATGCAAAATGAAGCTGCACAAGCAGCTGCTAAAGAATTAGCCAGAATTTTAACAACAACCAATCCAGCTGCTCTTAAAAACATAGCAAAAGAAATTAACGACAAAAAAACTTTTAAAGGAATATTAAAAAAATATATTCCAAAGGCATCAGATGTTGGAAGAGCAGCAATTTCTCCAAGAGTGCTGTCTGCATCTGCTACCCTTTTGGGGGGAGAAAGAATACCTCCATCACCAAGTATGCAAACATTATTGGAAAGGATGTCAGCTCAAGAATAAACCATGTCAAGAACCACAGAACGGGTTGGTCGTTCTGGCGAGTATTTCGTAGCATCACTTCTCTCTCAAATTTCTGACACAGTTCTCTTAGTTCCTCACTCAGCGGAAGCTGACGTACTGTTTCAATACAACAACACACTTTACAGAGTCCAAGTTAAAACCAAGACCAAGATAGAAAAGCACAGAGTAAACTGGCGGTTTGATATGCGTAGAGGATCGCACACTAAGAACCGTAACTATGAAGATGGTGCAATAGACATCTTTGCTTTTGTCTCCCTACAACACATGAACGTAGTGTTTCGTAAAGCAGATGATACTAACAGCGTTACGATTAAAGACGAGGAGATGAAGAACAACAACCCCATAGACAACGTATTAGACATACTGGATAAAGTACACTATACTGCCTAATAACGCATTAGGGAGATGTTATGAAAACTTTAGACGAAATGTTTATGGTCTATGTCAAAGACCTTAAAAGAAGACAAATCAAGACTGTTGATAAGATAGAGCAAGTCTATAAAAAGAATATCAGTCCTGTATTGGGCGATAAGAAGATAGACGAAATTGTTCGTGGAGACATAGCACAGTTACACTTTGATATTAGCGACAGAGCACCTTCTCTGGCTAATAAGTGTTTATCTATTATAAAAGCCATTTATAATCTAGCTATTACATTATCATTGGTAGTTATAAACCCAAGCACCAATATACCTAAGAACAGGGAGAACAAACGCAAGCGATACCTGACAAATGAAGAACTGTTAGCAGTTAGAGATCAGCTGAATAAATTAAAAGATGACCAAATGTATCAGAAATCGGTTGCCTTTATTTGGTTGTTAATCCTAACAGGTGCAAGGAAAGGGGAGATAGCTAAAGCTAAGTGGACTGACCTGGTAGGTAACACACTCATTATCAAGGATCATAAGACAGACAGGTACGGAGAGGATCGTATTATCCACCTAACACCTATGGCACTAGACATAATCAACCAGCAAGATCGTTCCTCTGAATACATCATTGGTATTAAAACACCAAGAAGAACGTGGGAAACCATCAAACAAGCTATTGGTTTAGAAGATATAAGACTGCATGACATCAGACACAGTTACGCATCTTGGAGTTTGCAAAAGATTAATCTATCAGAGGTAGGTAACTTATTAGGCCACCGAGATCAGGCAACCACCCAAAGGTACGCACATATTCATCAAGACAAAGCGATAGCCAATGCAAACCTTGTAGGAGAACACATACAAAACATTATTGATGGTGAATAATGTTATGTTTCCTTTCTGTCTGTGACAAAGATTTGTTTGGCAGAGTCCATAGATATATCGTATTCATCCGCTAAGAAGGTAAGTTTCTGTCTTGGAAAAGACTCCTTATCTTCTATAGCGTTCATTACGATTATCTTCTTAGTGACATCATCATAACCATTCCAGTTAGAAACCTGACTTAAACTGCGACCACAAATACATTTAGTTCCAGCTCCATACGTCAAGCTACATACTGATATGCAAGGATTGTCTTTAAGGCTCGTAGTCTTGCCATCCATCTTTACCTTATCTATATATTGGCTCATTTATTTTCCTCCCGTATTCCTTCGGGATTGCATCCGTAGACCATCTCTAGTTCCAAGTCTATATAATGCTTGGCTTTTAATAAGTCCTCTACCTTGTCTTCTTTGTTTCTGGTTATGTATTTAACACAGTTACCTAGATTCCAAGACAGATCATTAGCATATATATACTGCGTAGGAGTGATCTTCAGACTCCTGTAATGATCGCCTCCAACCTGACGATTAGTGGCTTTGTTATCTTTTTTTGACTTTTTCATTACTTGTAGTTGCTATTTTAGTTATAAAATGTATTATTAGCAATCAAAGAGTACAGAAGGGAGCAATAATGGAAAATATGGAAGATAAAACCAGCAAATTTCTTGACACCAGAGAACTAGCACAACGATGGAAGATAAGTCCTAGAACCCTAGAGAATCAAAGGGGTAAAGGACAAGGGCCTGAGTTCTTTAAGATCGGTGGCAAGGTGCTTTACGATATAGATTATATAGAAGAGTACGAGAAGGGAAGACTGGTACACAATGGCGCACGCTAAGTTGAGTCCTAGTGGTTCAAAGATATGGATGGCTTGTCCTGGTATGCCTAACCTAGCTATGGAAGTGCCTTACTCAACAAGTTTACCAGCTGCTACAGGTACGCTCGTACACAGCATTACAGAAATGTTGTTAAAAGATCGTCTGGAAAACGTAACACTACAAGACTATTGGTTAGGCAGAAAAGAAACCGTAGAAGAGTACGAGATAGAAGTTGACGAAGACATGATTAAGTGCGCTGAAGTCTATGTGGATTACGTCAATAAAAGAAAAGAAGAATTAGATGCAAAGATGTTGATAGAAGAGAGAGTCAGCATGGAAGAGATATCAGAACATATTTGGGGAACAGCAGATGCAATCCTAATAGGCGAGAAAGAATTAGAGATTATAGATTTGAAATCAGGTAAGTTTCCTGTAGATGTAGAGAACAATACACAGTTATTAATCTACGCATTGGGAGCTTTATCAAGATACGGTAATGAAGACACAATAGTTACCATGACAATAGTACAACCTAGATCATGGCACAAAGATGGTGCTATACGATCTTATTCCATGTCCGCAGCTAATCTAGTGGAATGGGGTTACGAGACTTTGAAGCCAGCAGCAGATGCTTGTGACGAAGAAGAACCGCAATACAACCCAAGCAAACAGAATTGTAGATTCTGCAATGCCAAGAGTATTTGCGATAGTTATAAACAATATGTAGGAGAAAAAAATGACTGATAAAAAAAATCAGAAAGCACAAGAAGAAGAATTTGTGCAATTTGGAGATGGGCCGAAACACTTTGTATCGGATATGTCTGATGAGGCAAAACTCATGTTCAATGAAAGAAAGTTGTTGGTTGAAAACAAAGAAAACTTTGTTGCACAAGCTAACACTGAACTGCGTAAGATAGATTTTACAATCATAGGTTGTGAGGTTTCTATGAAGCAGTTGTTAGAAACTGAGCCAGAGATTGAGGCAGAAGTAATAGAGGTGGAAGATGAGTCTAGCTGATATAAGAAAAAAGACTAAGCTCAAGCCACCCAAGCTTGTGTTATATGGAGGTGCTGGGATTGGTAAAACATCTTTTGCATCTGGTATGAACTCACCTATCTTTGCCTTAACAGAAGATGGCATGGGTAAAATTCAATGCGATCACTTTCCTGTAGCTAAAGACTACGATACGTTTATAGCTAATCTAAAAACTTTATTAGATGAAGATCACGAGTATAAGACTTTAGCTGTGGATAGTTTGGACTGGCTAGAACCTCTGATATGGGAGAAGGTCTGTCAAGAGCATGGCAAGAAGTCTATTGAAGAATTTGGTTATGGTCGTGGCTATGTGGAAGCTCTTAAACAATGGAGAGAATACATAGACATACTCAATCGTCTTAGAGATGAAAAGAGCATGACGATTATTCAGATTGCACATAACCAAATAAAAAGATTTGAGTCGCCTGAGATTGAGGCATACGACAGACACGAGCTGAAGTTGCACAGGAAAGCTGGAGACTTAATACTTGAGCATAGTGATTGTTGTTTCTTTGCTAACTTTAAACTTGGTACAGTTAAGACACAGGGAAAAGGCGGGCAGACAAACACTAAAGCAGTTCAGGGAGAACGTGTTATTTACACACAGGCGAAACCAGCGTTCTTAGCTAAGAATAGATATGGTTTACCTGAAGAAATGTCTTTTGATTGGGATTCAATCAGAGAGGCTATCATTAAAAACTAAGGAGAAAAAAATGGTTGATTTAACCAAGTATGGCCACGACTTAGACGTGGATAGCGTAAGCGAAGGCGGTGGAGGCAGTAAGCTAACACCAGGTAGGTATAACATGACATTCTGTGGTGATGAAATCATTACAGGTGCTAATGGTTGGGAAGCTCTAAAATTATATTTTGAGATAGAAGATACCACCATTAACATGAACTATGCTTGCACTATGGCTCACGACAGTAGCGATAAGGCAGTTAGTATAGGTATAGAAACCTTGAGAAAGATCGGCAAAGCGTGTGGAGTTACAGGTGCATTGACTGATCCTAGTGTTCAACTATTAGGCAAGTCTCTGTCAGCAGAACTTGTCGAAGGTGAAAAGGGTTACATGGAAATAAAAGATGATTTTGGTAATACGTTTCAACCCGTAATGAAACAAGAGCCAAAAACGTCTGAAGCTAGTAAAATAGTGGAGGCGACATCTAAAGATGATGTCCCGTTCTAGTGAACCTTTAAAGTATGACAGGCCTTCGCTATGTAGTCACTGCATATCACCCAGCGGAGGTCTGTTATTACGATACAAGGATCGTTACTACGGAAGTTGTTGTATGGAACACACCAAGAAGATAAAGGAAAGATTAGAAAGAGGAGAACCTTTACCGTATGTCGCACAATTAAATTATGAAGGTATTAAGTATGCCTTGACCTTAACCAAAGATACTTACTTAGACATAGCAAAGAAAGAAAACAGTTTTGTAATGCACGAGTGGGAGAGAGATCAAAGAATAAAATTATTTGGTAAAGCAATAGCAGAGTATCTAAATTATTGTTCGGAGTTAGCTGATAAAGGACTTCTCGTAAAAGAATTACGAGAAAATGGTTGATTTAAGAAAGTATGTAGGCGAAGAGGGAATCGTCATTGACGAGAACTTTCAATTTCGTGGACAAAGGAAAAGCATAGATTCATTAATTAATGAAATGACCGACGATGGTCTGTTCATTGATTACATTAATACCACAGGCGAATTAGTCAGAGTACCCGTTAGAGCGGGAGCTGGTGTTCGTCCTGATAAACATGGGGAGCGGTCTGGTTGGTATGTCTTCAATGAAACTGGAGATTACCAGAACTGCGTATGGGGTAACTGGAGAACAGGATTGCAAGGCAAGTGGTCTTCGGTTGACCCCAACCAATTAAATGATACTCAGAGACAGGTTCTAAAGACCAAACTCGAAGAAGCTATACGTCAAGGGGAAGAACATAAGAAACGGAGGCAAGATGAAGTAGCAGAAGAGGTTAGAGAGAGATTTGAAAAGTGCAATAATTGTGTTGAGCATCCTTATTTAAGTGCAAAAAATATAGTTAATGATTATGGGTTAAAGGAATTAAACGGTAGCCTAATAATTCCCGTTGCGCATTGTATTACAGGTGAGCTAAGAAGTCTCCAATATATAGACAAAAAAGGCGCTAAAAGGTTCGTATCTGCTAGTGAAGTGAAAGGAAATGTCTTTCCCATTGGTTTTGATCTGAAAGAGATACACACTTTAGAAAAGATAGTCGTTGTTGAGGGAGTCGCTACAGGAGTTAGCGTACATTTAGCAACAAGTTTGCCAGTAGTTGTTGTTTTTTCAGCGACTTTTGGTTTAGAGGCGATGAACAGGATGCGGGAGCGAACACAAGCTAAGTTCATTATTGCCTTTGATAATGATAAAAATGGAGTAGGCCAGCAGAAAGCAGACGAATGTGTAAAAGCTGTGCATAACTCTGTAGTAAAATTACCTTCAATCATTGGAGACTTTAACGATCTACACCAACAACAAGGGTTAGATAAAGTTAAAGAAGAGATTGAAGATTTTGGTTTAGGGATAAAGCGGTACGCTATAAAGAATCTTGTCGGTAGTCCTCCTCCTATCGAATGGTTAGTGGATCGCTTTATTCCGCTCAAAGCACCAGGAGTTTTATCAAGCGTAGGTGGTATTGGTAAATCGTTCTTAGCTTTGCAGTTAGCCTTGAACTTAGCAAAGGGGGGAGGAACATTCTTAGGCAAGAATATTTTACAGTCGGGCAACTCAGTCGTTCTTAGTTCGGAAGATAACCAAGAAGAGATACACAGGAGAATAAACTCTTTAGACCCACATGGGGCAAGGTTTAATGCTTTGTATGATGTCTTTGTTTATACGATTGCAGATCATGGTAAACCTATGATCTTGTTGACAGAGGATAATATCACCGCACAGGCCACAGAATTAGTCGAAGAGCTTAAATCAATACCAGACTTAAAGTTAGTTGTTTTTGACCCAATACAGAGCTTTGTAAGTGCTTCTAGCCCTATTAGCAGTAGTAACGAGTCAGCGCAGTTATGGTGTTCGTTCTGCGCCAGCATATCGGCACAACTAGGAGCGACTACGTTATCTATACATCACATGAACAAAAGCGGTTTAGTTGGCACAGAGAGCAGTATGGAGGCAAGACAGTCTATTAGAGGTGCATCCAGTATCGTTGACGGAATGAGGTTTGCACTAGCACTATGGTTAGCCAATGACTTTGAACAGATTTGCATGGAGCAAGGAGTGAACCCTGAACCCACAAGAGTGGTTAGGGCGAGCGTAGTTAAGACCAATAGTGGAGATGTTGATACGTCTGTTATGACGTTGTTTAGAAATGATGAATCTCCCGTATTGGATGTGTTGAAAAAAGATAAAGATATAAAGTTGATATGAGCGAAGAGCAGATAGAGCTTGTTTTTAAATATTTTAGAGAACGTGGTATGCCTTACTACTCATACACAGATGAAGAAAAACTAATTGAATTTAAAAAGATACAAAACAGTAAATATAAAGAAGGTATACAAGACGGGGAGATACTACAGCTTTTACATGGTATTGGTTTGGCATGGTCGTATTTCCCGCATCATTGGGAGGTGCAAGTAATGAAAATGAAAAGACCTATTGATATTTACAATGATGATGAACTTCTTAAAAAGGCAATAAGATCAAGAATCAAATGGGGAGGAAAGGTTTTAGAGAATGGTTATATGACAGATGCTAACTTGAGAAAAGCAATTAGAACTGCATCTGGTGTACAGGCGGTTAGCAATTTTAGACCTGTAGCTGGTGCAACTATTTACCATAGATACGCAAATAATGGTGTTGTTTGGGATATGAGTTCTGGTTATGGAGGTAGGTTATTTGGTGCTTTAGCTTGTGATCTTAATAAATATATAGGAACTGATCCTTGTTCTTTAACGCATGAAGGATTAAAGAATATAAAAAAAGACTTCAAACATTTGCCAACAGAAATTGAACTTCACAAGTTAGGTTCAGAAAATTTTGTTCCAAATGAAAAGATTGATTTGTGTTTTACATCTCCGCCTTATTTCAACACAGAAGAATATTCTAATGAAGATACTCAGTCTTATAAAAAATACTTTAATCAAGAATCCTGGATTAATGGTTTCTTGAGACAGACTGTTAGGAACTGTAAAGAATGTTTGTCTGATAAAGGACACATGATTATTAATATTGCTAATGTAAGAACATTTAAAGATTTAGAAGAACAAACTTTAAGAGTTTGCGCAGAAGAAGGTTTTGTTTTGAAAGAAACATTAAAACTAAGATTAAGTAGTATAAAAGGAGGTTTCAAATACGAACCCGTATTTGTTTTTAAATTATGAGCAAAGGAAGTAATCCAAGAAAATATAATAAAAAGAAATTTGACCAAGAATATGATCGTATTTTTGGTAAAAAAAAGATCAAGGAGAAGGAGAAAAAGCATTGAATCTAAAACATAAAGGGCCGCCATACTATGACCACATATATAACGGCAACATAGGATGGAACACTCAAGAACTTTATAAGAGAAGGAGAAAAAACATTAGGGGGGTTAGTCAAAATGTCCCAACCCCTTAGTAAAAATGTCCCAACTCCTTAGTAGTTTTGACTAATACAGACTAACCAGTACATATAGTGTGGCGAACCTGTGGTTCGCACACACATAAGAAGAAGGAAAAGAAATTGAATCAATATTGGTGGATAGAAACAGGCGTACCCGATAATGAAAAAGAATCTGGATGTATTCGTTACAGTCTAACGAAGTTAAGATATTCGGAAGTGAAGAAAGGAGTATGGAGGATCTTCAGACTGAATCTCGATAGAGAGGATTTATCGTCTTCAGACAAGATAGTTTTATATTGTCTCTGCGAGCGTTTCCGTGTGCAAAGTATGAGTAGTACGGATGCACTTAATTATTTAGCGAAGATGTCAGGGATAGGGAGGAAGACAGTCGGGAAGAGTGTGCAGAAGCTAGCGGACAAGGAGGTTATTTGGATTGTGGAGGAAGGAGCGGAGCGAAGGAGGCACAGGGGGCTGGAGGCGAGAAGGTTCTTTAAGAAGCATTTCCTGATCGTAGGGCTAAGTTATGATTTGAGTGAGGGGTAGGTGTACCCCTCGCTCTGTTTCGCCCTGTGTGAGGAGTTTAAGGGCGTTTTTGGGGTATTTCTGCTTCGTCTTGAAGTATGCTTGATAAGAGTTCGTGTCTGATGTCTATTTTTAACTGTTTTGGTAAATCCTGATTCATTATGACTAGATCGGAGACTTTAGGTTTATAAGTCTTATGGTTATTGGCCTGATATTCCGCCTCGTCTGTGTATCTCCATAAGATCGTAGCTGGGTGCAGTTCTGATTTAAAACCAAATATGTAGCGTTCTTTAAATTTCATTTGTTTCTCCTTGATTATTCTTCAAGCAATTTAAAAAGTTTTTTATTTACGTATTTTGTATCACCTTTATGCCATCTCTTAAGAGTTCTATAATCAAAATCTTTTTTGCTTGACAATATCTTGTATGATTCCTCTTCGCTATATCCCGCATTTGTTAGCAGTTCTATGCTTTTATCTATTTTTTGCTTTAAATCCTGTATAGCTCTTATTCTGCGATTAGCTATAAATTCAATCTCACTTAGTTTCATTTTTTAAACCTTTAAGTCTTTTTCTAGCTTTAGCGGATTTAATTATTCTGTTCCACTTATTGCCTTTCTTGCGTTTGCTAACTAATCCGTTAGCTTCATCTGGACAAGTCTCCCTCCACTCTTTTTCTAATTCTTTAAAATTCATTAGCTTTTCTCCATATTTATAAAATCTAGTATTTGCTGATCGGCTAGTAATATTTGATGAATCATTAATATTGTTATTGAAAACAATACAAACAAAATCAAGCTGCCAATCAGTACAGTTTTAAATAATCTATTTTTCATTAGTAATATCTAATTTCAAAGATTATTCTTTCTACTGTAGGCATCCATACAAGAATGAGCCATAACGTGAATGTAACCAGGCCTGTAATAAATACCACTTTGATTAAGTTAAACCAACTAGACTGTAAGTAATCTATTGCATCACTTATTTTGTTAAACACTACTTCTCTCTTTTGGATCTTCTTTTTTGGTCTACCCATTATTTTTCTCCTTACATTTTTCACAACAAGCACCGCTTCCGCCGTCATACATGATAGTTAAATCTTCTAAATTAAATTTATTGAAACAAAGACAGCAAAGTTCTTTGTTATCCATTAGCTTTTCTCCCTGTTGGTTATATCTTCAAGCTGGTACTTGATCTCATTAATAAAATTAATGTGGTTTAGGTTCTTTACCTCGTCAGCGTGTGTTAGATATTGTTCTATTCTAGCTAGAGTGCGCTCCAGTCTTTCCTGTACTGGCATATCTTGAAGTATCTCTTCTAGTTGCTTGTGTATGGTTTCGCCTTGTTTACTCATTGGCTCGCCTCGCTTAGATGTTGATATTCTTGATGATCGGAAATATTAATAACTAAAATAGACTTTCCTTGATCGTCTAATTTAAAAGTTATTGCAACTGTATCGCTCTCGCTTGCTTGTTGCTTTATTCCTTTTATAGATAATCTTCTGTCACCTCTCGCATTTTTAGTTCTGTAAAAACTAATTTTAGTTGGGGTTCCATCTAAGAACTCAGCCTCTAAAGAATGTTTGTCTCCCGATTGCATATCGTCAAAATCTACACCGCACAATTTGGAAAAGTTTCTAACGCTTGCATTTGCGTCAATAATTGCTTTTTCCAGCATTGTTTTGGTTAGCTTCAATAAGGCTGGTTTATGATTGGTTAAAGTTATAATTTTACTCATTATTTTCTCCCTTAGTTGTTAATAACCTTGTTACTAGCTTTGACATATTTATAGTCTTTTCTGACCAATCCAAATACTTCAGTTAATCTAAAGCGTAAAGTTTCAAGGTTACTTAGATCACTAAGGTACATATCTTGGCACTCAAATAAAGTCATTACGGCACTATCTAATTGATTTACTGCCTCTATATATTTATCTAGCTCCTCTGACGATAACTCTATCGTTGTCTTATTTTTTAAATGTTTAATTATCATTATTTTCTCCCTGTTTTAGTTGTTTAAGTTCTGTTTCTAGTTCTATGATCTTAGACTGCGTTAACAAGTGGCGTTCTTGTCTAAGTTCTGCTTCTATGTGGATTATTCTGTGGTTCATTGGTTACGCTCCTAGTTTTTACTTGTTTTCCATTGATTAAAAAATGTATCTCTGCTCCAGCTAATAACCTTTTCTTTTTGTTCTACATCTTCAAATTTTGCATTGTTAATCATTGGTAGAATTACATTCTCAAAGTTATTTAACTCTTGAAAGTCTTTTTTTATGTTGAAGTATCTGTTTTTCATTGGTTACGCTCCCAGTTGATAAAAGAATAAAAAGAAAAAGCCAATCATGGCGACACAGTAAAAGAACTGTATCGCATAGGCTTTGTATATTTTGGTTTTGGTTTTAATCATTAAACTGCCTCCTTATTAAGATCAGTCAGAATATATTCACCACTAGCAATTTTCTTTCTAGTTTCGGCTATATTCTCATTAAGAAACATATTCCTATACTTTCCTGTGGTAACAGAATAATCCCAATAATAAGAATCAAGATAGGTTTTATCATGTTCTTTGACTGCAATAACTGTATCGTAGCTTTGAAATGTAGTTGCGTTTTCTGTGGTTATAATGAATTGATTGGCAACCCTGTTTCCGTTGCTACTTTTCATATTTTCTACTTTTGTCATGTTTTTCTCCTCTGTTTGTTATGACTAAGACGCGCTTGCGCGCGTTTCTAGGATTTACCCGTCATCAGTTAGCCTGTTAAACATCAAATAAACTATTGGATGAAATGTTGAATATTTTCGGGTATTCAAGAAGATAGGTACTAAAGATAGCGGCGTCAAACATCTCTAGCCTTTCTAAGTCTTCTGTTAAAACTTCAAGGTTACTTTGAAACATTTCTTTAGCTTCTTTGAAAGAATAACCCATATAGCGCATTTTATGTCCAGCTACATCTTCGCCAGTCTCTTTGTTTTCTATGTAACCAAATAATGTAAAAGAACCATCGGAATGTTTTTCTACTCCGCCAGCTCTGTAATGATTTAATTTTGCCATTGTTTTCTCCTCTATTAATTAATGACAGATGCATTATTGCACACAATTATACATATCGTCAACCCTTTATTAATATAAATTCACTTTAACTTGTAAAAATACTTTAGAATAAAGGGATGCAAGGGACACAAAACAATTCAATTATGGAACAAAAAACACCTAAAAAGAGAGGAAGGAAGACAATTAATATTGACTATGATCGTTTAGAGTATCTAGCCTCTTTGAACATGGGAACTATGGACATCTGCCGTAATCTCGGCATTTCATGGGATACATTTGACCGCAACAAAAAAAGAAAAGCGGAATTTGCGGATGCTTTACAGAGAGGAAAAGCGAAAGGATTGCAGAGAGCAACTTCTCGTCTTATGGATAAAATAGACGATGGCGAGTTCCAGGCCATCCAGTTCTATTTAAAAAATGCCGATTCGGACAACTGGGCAGATCGTCAGGAAGTAAATCACCAATTAAACCTCTCAAGTGTGTTACAAGAGGCGCAAGGTAGAGTTATAGAGGGCAAGAGTGAGCGCATAGGGGAACAAAGGGAGCAGTTCTTAATAAAAGAACCGCACAATATAAAAGAAACAAACAAATAACTGGTAATGGCTCAACTATCTAACCTCCCTAATCTGATAAGCCTTTTGACGGATGCCAGCAATCTTGAACTCTCCAGAGATTGACCCCCCGTCAAACCCTTCGGGGGTGCGATATATATATACAGTATGAAATAAAATTTTTATAAAAAAATGAAATACAGTCCTCAAGAAGAAAAAGAACTAATGACTTCCATCTGGTCAATCAACATAAAAGATGATCCTCTAAACTTTGTCCGCTTCGCCTTCCCTTGGGGACAGAAGGACACCCCCCTTGAGCACTTTGACGGGCCAAGGAAGTGGCAAGAAAAAATTTTGAGGGATATTTCAATACACATACAACGCAACAACTCTATTGATATGCCAGAGATGTTTAGACTGGCAGTTGCATCAGGTCGTGGAATCGGCAAGTCCGCCTTAGTCGCATGGATCATATTATGGATGCTATCCACCCGACTTGGCTCAACGGTTATCGTAACTGCCAACACCGAGCAACAGCTACGCTCAAGAACATGGGCGGAACTCGGTAAGTGGCTCACACTCTCCATACATTCTCATTGGTTTCAAAAGACAGCAACGACCATCAAACCCGCAGCCTGGTTTGAAGAAGCACTTATAAGAGATTTAAAAATAGACACAGGCTACTACTACGCACAAGCGCAACTCTGGTCAGAAGAAAACCCAGATGCTTTCGCTGGTATTCACTCCAGCTACGGAGTGTGTTTAATTATGGATGAGGCTTCAGGTATACCCGCACCCATCTACTCTGTGTCAGAAGGTTTCTTCTCAGAACCTACCCCCAATCGTTTCTGGTTTACCTTCTCCAACCCTAGAAGAAACACAGGGCCTTTCTACGACAGCTTCCACTCCAAACGTGCCTTTTGGAAGTCGGAGCAGATAGACTCTCGTGACGTAGAAGGAACAGACAAAGACTTGTTCCAGAAAATGATAGAACAGTATGGAGAAGACTCTACTGTATCTAGGGTAGAAGTTATGGGTGAGTTTCCAAAGGCAGATGACGATACTGTTATTCCTATGGAACTTATCAACGGAGCGATAGACAGAGATGTAACTCTGACTGCAAGCGAACCGATTGTATGGGGATTAGACGTAGCTAGATTCGGTGGCGACAATTCTGCGCTTTGCATACGACAAGGAAATACAGTTTTAGAAATCATCAGTTTTCAATCTATGGACTTGATGCAGTTATGCGGTGCAATAAAAAATCGTTATGACGACTCAACTGCGATAGAGCAACCACAAGAGATATTGGTTGACGTAATTGGTTTGGGTAGCGGAGTCGTGGATAGATTAGCAGAACAAAATTTACCTGTGCGGGGTGTGAATGTAGCCGAAGCACCGAGCACGAAAAAGAATTATTTAAACCTACGAGCAGAGCTTTGGTTTGCGGTTAAGGATTGGTTGGCGCAGCGTGATTGCCGACTTCCTAATAATGACGAGCTTGCTTCGGAACTCGCTGCGCCTCAATACAAATATACATCATCTGGAAAAATTAAAATAGAAAGTAAAGACGAAATGCGTAAAAGAGGTATAAAATCTCCAGACAAGGCAGACGCATTAGCTCTGACGATGGCAAGCTCGGCTGCATCCTTTGGTGGCAGTCAAGCGTTTATGGGTTATAATTTCAAGAAACCCTTGAAGTCAAGAATATTTAGAGTGGGATAATTTATGGCAAAGAAAAGCACAAAGCAGATCGAAGCAGAAATCGAAATGCAACTGAATGAAGAAACGGACTTAATCAATCTAACGGGAGTCATCAAATCAGAGATGGATGATGCTCGTGATTTTATCTACCAAGTTGGAGAAGAGAGAGCAGAGTCCACCGAATACTATCTTGGCAATGAGCCAGAATCGACAAGCACATTACAGTCTGAGTTTATCTCTACTGACGTTAGAGACACCGTACTCTTTATGTTGCCTTCCATCATGCGTACTTTTTTTGGTACGAAAAAGGTGGTTGAGTTTATACCTAAAGGGCCTGAAGACATTGCACTTGCCGAACAGCAAACGGATTATATTAACCACGTTATCCAACAAAAGAACAATGGCTTCCAAGTGTTATACGATGCGTTCAAAGATGCACTCGTTAGAAAGACAGGGTTTGTTAAAGTGTTTTGGGATGACTCACTCGATGCAACTACGCACGAGTATTCCAACCTAGACCCCCAGTCTTACCAAGCCCTAGTGCTTGACCCTGACGTAGAGATTATCGAAGAAGAGATAACAAAAGAAACGATTACAACACTTGACCCACTTACACAGGAAGAGGTTACACAAGAACTACCCGTCAGTTACGATCTAACCATACGCAGAGTTAAAGAAAGAAGCCAAGTATGTTTAGAGTCTGTACCCCCAGAAGAAATATTAATATCTAGGCACGCTAAAGATTTAAACAGCGCATCTTATATTGCACATCGTATGATTAAATCTGTATCTGATTTAGTTGCTATGGGTTACGACATTGAAGAGATTGAACAACACGCTGGCTATGGCGGTAGTGCAGTTGACCCAGAAGCTTACGAAGAAGTACAAGCTCGTAATCCTTTTGACAACATGGTATATCCCGACAGGAACGATGCGGGTGGTAAAGACGTTTTATACATAGAACACTATTTATTCTACGATTTTGATGATGACGGTATAGATGAAAGAATACGAGTATGCACGATTGGCGATGGCTTGCACGTTTTGAACGTAGAAGCGTGGGATGATTTACCGATTGTCATGTTCTGCCCTGATCCTGAACCACATACAGCGATTGGTTCATGTCCAGCAGACTACTTAAAACCGATTCAAGCAGCAAAGTCTCAGATTATGCGAGACACGCTAGACTCATTAGGACATTCTATTTTCCCTCGCATGGCTGTCGTAGAGGGTCAGGTCAATATAGACGATGTATTGAATACTGATATTGGACAGCCGATTAGAGTGCGTGCTCCTGGTATGGTACAACCTTTTAGCGTACCGTTTGTCGGCAAGGAAGCGTTTCCTGTACTGGGCTATCTCGATGAGTCTAAAGAGAATCGTACAGGGGTGTCTAAAGCATCAGCTGGTCTGAACGCAGATGCTCTTCAATCAAGCACCAAGGCAGCGGTGTCCGCTACCATGTCAGGAGCACAAGGAAGAATAGAGCTAATTTGTAGGCATTTTGCCGAAGGTGGTATGAAAGACCTCTTCGGATTGGTCAACAATCTAGTAATTAAACACCAAAGTGCTCAAGATATGTTTAGATTGAACGGTAAATTCGTACCAGTTGACCCTAGATATTGGGACACCAACAAGGATATCATCGTAAATGTAGCTATTAGCAAGACTTCAGACGAAGAAAAGTTTGCTATATTGGCGCAATTATCCACAAAACAAGAGCAAATACTGGCTCAATTAGGCCCTGAAAATCCTCTTGTGTCTTTACAGCAATATTCCAATACTTTGAGCAGAATGATTGAAATGGCTGGATTTAAAGACCCAGAATCGTTCATAAACACCGAAGTTCCGCCAATGCCACCAGCTCCACAAGAGCCACCGAAGCCAGATGCAGCTGAAATGTTAGCGCAAGCAGAGGCTATGAAAGCACAAGTAAGTGCTCAGAAGGCTATGATTGATGCGGAAACAGATCGTATGAAGATTATTATGGATGACGATAGAAGTCGTGACATTGAAGAAGCACAAATACGATTAAAGGCAGCTGAGTTGTTGGCAAAATACGGAGCACAAGTTAATATTGCAGAGATAAACTCTATCATGGAACGAGATAGAGAAACGATAAGACAAAATGCAAAACAACAAGCTCAAGGACTCTTTAACAACAATGTCCCCGCACAAAATCTATGACATTGAAGTCTTAGAAGGAGACATGGTTTACGTAGGTAAGGAAGTATTTGCCAAAGACGAACAACAAGCTTTTGAGATGATGATTTTAATGTTTGGTGGCGAGATTGACGAAGATTCAGAAGTGATTCTTTGTGAAGAAAAAACAATGCACTAATGGCTAAAGCAATACGAAGAACCACAGGTAAAGGCGGTAATTACAGACCTACCAAGTCTGGTGCTGGCATGACTAAAAAAGGGGTAGAGCGTTATAATAGAGCTAATCCTGGTTCTAATTTACAAACTGCTGTAACGGGTAAAGTAAAACCTGGTAGCAAAGCAGCCAATAGAAGAAAGTCTTATTGTGCTAGATCACTCGGACAACTAAAACGTAGTTCTGCGAAGACTAGAAACGATCCTAACTCTAGAATAAGACAAGCACGCAGAAGGTGGAAGTGTTAAAAAAATCTAAGTATAATCTTCTTATGGATATATTAATCGCACTCGTAGTTGTAGCAGTAATAGCTGGCTACTACGTTAAAAAGAAAAAGCCTGAAATTTACAACAAAGTCAAAGAATCTTTAAAGCTTAAGAAGTAAGATGCCAAAGAAAGGACTGTACGCAAACATACACGCTAAACGCAAAAGAATAAAAGCGGGTTCTAAAGAAAAGATGAGGAAACCTGGTACGAAAGGTGCTCCTACTGCTAAAGCTTTTAGAAAGGCAGCTAAGACCGCAAAGAAAAGAAAGTAATCTATGGAACAGGCAGTCCAACTGATTAACGAAGTTGGCTTCCCCATAGCGGCTGCGGGCGGTCTAGGTTTCTTTATATGGAAACTTATCAACCGTATCATTGATGGTATGGAAACTAAGCTTGATACACTTGATGATAAACAAGCTGAGTTAATCTCTCACATGGAAGAAAGACTAGGTACTAAGCTAGACTCACAGCATGGTATCTTGGTTGCCCTTATAGATAGAGTTAGATCGCTAGACAACGAAATCATACGTCAAGACACAATGATTAAAATTTTATTAGGGCAAAGTAACTTAATAGATATGAATAAAATAGCTAAAGCAGACAGAGAAGATCAGAGAAAAGATTAGATGGGCAATACAGAAATGAAACTAATATTTATAAATTTTATTTTTGCTATTTTATTGTTTCAATTATTGCAAGCTGATGAAATGACTCACAAGTTTAAGAACCCCAGTTTCTCAGGCATTAATACCTCAAGTCATTATCTAACTATAGAGAATCAAGAGTTCAACAGAAAAGAAGCGATACGAGAAGAAATCAAAGCCTATGTAGAAGACCTAGAAAGAGAAGCAGATAACACAACATTAGCTAGGTTTATACGCAACCTAGAGAGTAGAATATACGCACAACTGAGCAGACAGTTGGTTGATAATTTATTTGGTGAGACTGCATCTGATTTTGGTATTTTAGAACTAGAAGGCAACACCATAGAATACAGAGTAGAAGACGACAAGGTAACACTTATAATCACAGATGAAGAAGGCAATACAACAGAAATTACTGTACCTCTCGGTTCTTTTTCTTTCTAGTTGCTCTCTAATAATACCTCCCTTAGATAACGGAGTACCCCCTATAAGAAACATAGAACCCGCAGAAGTGGGTTTGTTAATAACACAATTAAAAGAGATTAAATCACCTGTACGCAAACCTGTTGTTGCAGTTTATCCAAACTCTTTTAAAGACAATACAGGCCAACGCAGAAGTAATAGTCAGTACGCTAGTTTTAGTACCGCTATTACACAATCACCAGACGCATACTTAATTAGAGCACTTAAACACTCTAACTTCTTTGACGTGGTAGAACGTACAGGACTAGATAACCTAACTAAAGAAAGACAAATCATACGAACAACTAGAGAAAGTTTTGAAGAAAAACAAAAACTCAAACCTTTATTGTTTGCTGGTTTATTAATGGAAGGTGGTGTTATAGGTTATGAAACCAATATAAAGTCAGGTGGTGCGGGAGCTAGATACTTAGGTATTGGTATGTCAAAAGAATACAGACAAGACTCAGTTACCATATCATTACGCACAGTTTCAGTTAGTACAGGAAAAATATTATTAGAGGTGTTGGTTACAAAGACTGTTCTCAGCGCATCTATCTCTTCAGATGTGTTCAGATTTTATGCAAACAACACAGAATTGGTTGAAATTGAAAACGGTATAGTGGAAAATGAGTCTATAAACATTGCATTACAAGCAGCGATTGAAACTGCGGTATTGCAAACAATCAACGAAGGTCAAGAATCTGGATATTGGAAACTAAATGAATAAACTAAAGCTATTACTGTTACTTATATCGCTTAATATTTATGCAGCGGACAATGAGATATTTATAGATCAATCAGGTGCTACATCTAACTTAGATATAGAACAAGTGGGCGGTAGTGGTAACATTATCGGTGGTGCTGACGCAACAGCTGGTTCTATGACTGCATTAGATATTGATGGCGGAACTATGACTCTAGACATCTTGCAGAAAGGCTCTACAAATAAATTCTTAGGAGACATCTGGGCGGATAACTACACAGGTTACTTTTCATTTATAGGTGATACTAATACATTTAATATGTCTACTGATGAAACTAACGCTACTGGAGCTGACGGTTCTAACGTAAACGTGCAAGTTACAGGTAATACAAACACCATGACATTAAACCATGCCATGACTGCACTAGCAGCAAACTTAGATTTAGACTGGACTATTCAAGGTGATACCAACAACATTACCGCAGCTATAGATGTTGATGGTGCTACTAACTATATGAATATTGACGGTGATGATAATGTTGTTACTTATGATGGAGATGGTTACGCTGGAGGCTACTTTCACCTTACGCACACAGGGGGATCAAGAACATTTAACATAGATCAGGAATCTACATCTGATAATGACTGGCTTAAAATTACATCTGATGGCTCTAGCGGTACTGTCTGTGTTACTCAGTCAGACGCAACTACTTCATTCGTTTGCTGAAATAGGTTCTATATCTGAACTTAGAGGCAACGCACAAGTTCTAAGAGATAAACCCTACGGAGCTGAACTTAAATTCAACATACAACAAATGGATGATGTCCGCACAGAAGCGGGCAGAGTCGCTATAACATTTGAAGACAGTTCAACAGTAAAACTAACCGAACATTCTAAGTTAGTTATAGATGAATATATCTATGACCCTGACCCATCTAAATCTAAGATGGCACTTAAGTTTGCTAGTGGTACTGCACGTTTTATTACTGGTAAATTTAATAACAAAAGCAATATAGCTATACGCACACCGACAGCGAATATTGCTATTCGTGGTACAGATTTTACTTGTACTGTGGACGAACTAGGCAGATCACTCGTCATACTGTTACCAGATAAAAACGGTATATCTAGTGGTGAAATAATAGTAGCTACAGCTATGGGTAGTGTGACTTTAAATAAACCCTACCAAGCTACTACTGTATCTGTGTTTGAAAACAATCCAACTAAGCCTGTAACTTTAGATATATCACTAGACCTTATAGACAATATGTTGATTGTTAATCCACCGCAAGAAGTAGAACAACAAATAGAAGAAACACAAACACAAGCATCAGCTGATTATTTAGATTTTAACGACTTAGATATAGATTATCTAAACGAAGATTTCTTAGATGCAGAAAAAGATTTAGAGTTTACAGAACTAGACATAAACTATTTAGATGTAAACTTTCTTGAAGATTTATTGAATGTGATAGATGCACTCGCCATATCAAAAGAAGAAGACCAATTAAAACAAGGTGGTGTAGGTATACGTATTGTTGGTACAGAAATAGGACAAGATAAAGACACACAAATAACAACAATAGTATCTGGTCAAAACATTAGTTTAACCAGATCGGTCAGTCAAAGTGCAAAGTTAAATTTAGACGGTTCAGGCAGTTATACAGTTATACTGATACAAGACGGTGTAACAAATACAGTTAAAATTAATGGTGGTTCGTCAACAACAATAACAATTAAACAAGGATCGGGATGAAGAAGTTACAGTTATTAGGTTTATTGGCATTACTTACCCTACCTTTTATATACCAACTTACACCACTAGAAATACTTAAATTAAAAGTATTTGATGCTTGGGTAAAAGAACAACCTACATCTAATCTATTTGTAACATTAGACATTACAGAAGAAGACGTACAACGAGAAGGTGGATGGCCTTTTCCTAGAGATCAATTAGCAGAAATACACTTAGAGTTATTGGAACGTGGAGCTATGGGTGTTGGCTATGTTATAGCATTTAGCGAACCAGATCGTTTTGGTGGTGACGAAGTATTTGCTCATTCATTAAGTTTACACCCAAGTGTTTTGGCTATGTTTGAAACAGACAATCAACAATATCCGCAAACCACAGGAACAGTCATTCTTGGTGATGATGTGGGTGGTGTTATGTTGCAAGGAGCTACACAAAACATAGATATACTTAAACAAAAAGCCTATCAAGGCATATCATCTGCACCTATAGATGTAGATGGTTTAACAAGAAGACTTCCATTATTGATGCGCACACCTGATGGTTGGACACCCGCTTTTGGCATACAAATATTAAAAGTATTGGCACAAGCAGATACTTATGTAATTAAAACAAATGACAATGGACTAGAAGAAATAAGGGTTAGAGGATTACCACCAGTTTCTGTAGATTCACTAGGTCGTAAGTGGATTAGTTGGGTTAATACACCTTCCACAACATTACAAGAAATGGATGTAGCAGATAAATTTGTAATTGTAGGAGTGACAGCTAACGGTGTTATGCCACAGTTATCCACACCAGTTGGTTTACTAGAACCACACAAAATACAAGCAGCATTAGCAGAATCTATACTAATACAAGACAGTCCATATATACCTGATTATGCTCTTTCTGTAGAACTATTAATATTGGCTATTTCTGTGGTGCTTATATGGACTGTATTAAATGTTTTAGGTATAACCTTAGGAGTATCTAGTGCAATAGTAATAATGACCGCTACGGGCATATATGGCTTCTGGACAGCACAACAAGGTATTTTGATAGACGTAACATGGTCTTTGATTGCAGAGTTTATAACTGCATCTACAGCCTTCTATCTTAGATTTAGAGAGCAATACAAGTTAAGACAGCAAATTAAAAAACAATTTGAACATTATCTTGATCCTAGACAAGTTAAACAATTACAAAACAATCCTAGTTTATTAAAGCTAGGAGGAGAAAAACGATATGCTACCTTTTTATTTACTGACGTTAGGGGATTCACCTCAATGTCAGAAACCCTTGAACCCGAAGAAGTAACTTACATTATGAATAAGGCTCTGACTGCACAACAATCCGCAGTTCAGAAACATGGCGGTATGGTAGATAAATATATAGGCGATGCAATGATGGCTATATTTAATGCACCTCTAAATCAAGAATTCCATGAAAATAAAGCTATAGACTGTGCTTTAGATATACAGAAAAATATGGAAGATTTAAACATAGAGATGGCAGAAAAAAACTTACCACCTGTAGCTATTGGTATTGGCATTAATACTGGATATGCGGTTATCGGTAACATGGGTAGTGAACAAAGGTTTGATTACACAGCTATAGGAGATGCAGTAAATACAGGGGCTAGACTGGAAAGTGGTACTAAAGAGGCTGGAGTAGATTTATTAATTGGCTACAATACTGCCATAAAATCAGATTATGAGTTAAAATTATTAGAACCATTACAAGTAAAGGGTAAAGAAAAGCCCTTACAAGTTTATACAATATAAGGAGAAATCATGCCTAGAGGTAAGGGAACATACGGAAGTAAAGTTGGTAGACCACCAAAAAGAAAAGTTAAAAAAACCGTATATAAAAAGAAAAAGTAATGTCTAAGAAAAAGGCAACGCAAGAGGATAAGCGTAAACAAACCGCTGCCTTTTGGAAGTTTATTTTACAACAAAGGAAAAGCAAAAAAGATGAAAGCACTACTTAAAAACTTAGTTGGATCAGTAGCACCAACCTTAGGCACAGCATTAGGCGGGCCTATGGGTGGTATGGCTGCAAACATGATTGCAGATGTATTGGGTTGTAAGAACGAACCCAAAGAAATACAAAAAGCTATAGACAATGCTACACCTGAACAAATGCTTGAGCTGAAAAAAGCTGAAGCTGAGTTTGAGGTTAAGATGAAAGAACTAGAGGTAGATGTATTTAAACTAGAAGTACAAGATACACAGAACGCTAGATCAACTTTTTCTAAAGATTGGACTACTAGAATTATAGGTATTGCTACATTAGGTGGTTTTTTAGGTTATATCTTTCTCATAACTTTGCAGCCCCCCGAAGCCAACTCAGAGGCTTTGGTCAACCTGGTTCTCGGATATCTAGGTGGTTTAGCATCAGCTATTATTAGTTTTTACTTTGGCGCATCACACTCTGGTGATGATAAGTAAAAATGCAAATATCTGAAGAAGGTATATCTTTAATTAAGTCTTACGAAGGCTGTCGTTTAGAAGCCTATCAAGATTCTGTAGACGTTTGGACTATAGGTTATGGTCATACAAAGGATGTTAAAGAAGGCGACAAAATTAATCAAGACGAAGCTGAATATATGCTACAAGAAGAAATGATTGAGTATGAAGGTTATATTAATGATCTTGTAGAAGTGCCACTAGAACAATGTCAGTTTGATGCTTTGGTATGTTGGGTGTATAACTTGGGCCCTACAAACCTTAAAAACTCTACGTTACTTAAGGTGTTGAACGAAGGCAACTATGACGGAGTTCCAGAACAAATAAGAAGATGGAACAAAGCTGGCGGTGTTATCTTAGGTGGCTTAGTTAAACGCAGAGAAGCAGAAGCTAATTTGTTTGAAGGAAAAGAGTGGGATAAACTGAGCTAATCATGGATGGAATGTTGTTTTGGAACATAATAATTAGTTTGGTATTTGCACCAATCTTTTATACATTAAAGACTCACGCTTCAGAACTACAAAGACAGAACATTTTGATTAATAGAACAAGAGAAGAAGTGGCTAGAGAATATCTAACTAGAAGTGAGCATACTGTTGAGTTTCAACGATTAATAGATAAAATAGATAAACTTGATGCTAAAATAGATAAACTAATAACAGATTAATATGGCAGAACCAACATACGATCCATACGCATACAGCGACATAGGCAGAAGAGCATTAGGCGGAGAATACATTAATGCTATGAATTTCTTTTGGTTTGATCCTGTAACTGGAGAAGAAGGACAAACTACAGAAGGATGGAGTCGTGTTCCTGATTTTGCAAAACCGTATACTTATTTAGACCCAGCCTCAAGAAACCAAGCTAGAAATACTTTTTATGAAAGCGGTGCTGCTTTTGGCGGTACTGGCGGTACTGGTGGTATTGATAACAACAAAATGATAGTTGCTCCTGGCAGCGGACATGGAATTGTGCGGGGAGATGTTGTTGGTTTTAAAGCAAACATAGGAACAAATGGGTGGTTTCCCTTAACTGAAACTTATCATGATTACTTATCAAACGTAGTTGGACTTTGTGTTGAAGCATTCACTCTGGACGGTGTTGAATATATTACTATAGTTAGCACTGGATTTGAAGGGGATCTTCCCGTTGATGGTAATAACACAGGTCTTCTCTACGTTGGTTTCAACGGAAGACTTGTACCAGAATCAACAATGGCTTCTTCAAGATCTGCTTTATCATTATCTTTTTCTACATTTATTTCTTCCTCAGGGCTTTCTGAGATTATTTC